TAAAATCCCGTACGCAGTTAAGGATCGTATAGTTCGTATACTCGATATCACCTTGGTAAACGTCGGCACCAGTGGCCGTCTTGCCGTACTTCTCGCCGCTCGTAGCGTTCCAGTGACAACGTACGAAAGCCTCACCCGCCATGAGGCCCTCTTTGACCGCGGCCTTGATGTTGCGCTCAAGCTTCTTTACACGCATATAGTAGTCGAGAAGGCTTGTCGCTAGGATCACTTGAGCCTGCGACTTCATGTCACTATTGGTAGCCCTAGGTTCGAAAGCTACGCGGTTTTGACAGGTCATCGTCTCGAGGTGTAGGAGTAGGTTTCGGTAGTGATTGACCGAGAGCGTGGTCAACTCACCTTGTTGTCCCGCCGCGTTCATCCGACCACCGGTCGCTCGGGGACGGTAGTAATACAACCAGCTTCGACGGTACATGTTCGCGCGGCCCGACATGCTTAGGTAGTTGTAATACTTGTCGACCTTCTCGAGGATATTCTCGGCAATCTCGTCCGCCGGTACCGAAGCCCAATACGGCTCGTTCATGTCCTCGTCTAGATTTCGTGTGTTTTCTTCTAGCATTTGTGATTCTCCTATTGAATCTTAAGTATTAATGTCGGCTCAACGCCTTGGTAGAAGCGCGTTTGCTATAGTCTTCGCGTTATGGGTATTCGTGTTCTTTATATGACCCATCCAAGACCGATGGTTTTCGTGACCATAGTCGATAGGGATTGGATTGGAGTGCTTCGCTAGATTTCGGACGAGATAGATCAGGGCGGCCAAATGGTCAAAGTGGCCATAGATCTTATTACGGGAAAATTCTTTCCGGTTCTTGTCCCATAGGCCATACTTTAAACAACCAATGAGCATTTTACATTTAGGGGAGACCTCGATTTGACCAGATCCGATCATTATACGTACTTCGTTTACCATGGCCTCGAGCGATTCCTTGGATGTCTCCATGAAATGGACGCTGTAGAGACTATTCAGGTCCATAATCAGATGTGGATTATTGTTGTCCGAGATTCGCCGAAAGGGTTTCAACTCACCCCAGAGGGATTGTTCTTTTGCGAGGAGTTGATCCTTGAGGGTGACGGTTGTCCAACTGGGACCTGCCATAGTGAGTTCATCTACGATGCAAAGGACTGCTCTCTTAAAATCATAGTATCCGAGGACCAAGGCGGTGTGGTCTTTGCGACCCAAGTCCATGCCAACGTATCTATGATAGAACTTATAAAACGCGTCGTGTTCCGGCTCATGAATGAAACGATCGCTCCATTCGGGGATGAGAGCCAAGTCCTCGTCGAGGATAAGCTCGCAGAGGAACTCCCTACGAAAGGTAGTTGAAGTCTTGCCACCAACAGCCGCGGCCATGCGGTCAATATCTGCTTCAGTAATGCGAGGATTGTCGTAGATCGTTAAGATCACGTAAGAGTCTTGAGATTCTGCAAGCTGGATGAAATCACCGAATGGGTGAGCAGGTGTTGACGGTGGCGTCGAGATGAAAATGATCTTACAGTTCGGCCTATGCAGCGTTGCCGGTACAATAATGGACGAATAGATATACTGCAGGTTTTCCACGAAGCCTGCCTCATCGATCACGATAAGATCAATCACGTTACCGCGTAGAGAGTTGGGGGACTTATCGAGACCAACAAGTTTAATTTCCGACCCGTTGGGAAAGACCCACTTACTTCCTTGGACCTTGTACTTCGGCTTGATTTCTTCAGGACAATCGCTAAGTACGGCGTCAAAGGTTGGGAGGATAAATTCGGTGAGATCCGTATGGTAAGCAGTACCGAACTTGATCCGAGCCTTCGGCTTTCTAAGGGCGAGCTCTACACATTTCGAAACAGCCCAGAACGACTTACCGAATTGCCGAGCGATATTACAAACAAATAATTGACCGGTACAATCGTTGAAACTCTTGTCGATGACTCGCTGACCGGAATGAAGCAGGTACTGCAGATTTCCGCGGTACCATTTTTCTTGCTTAGCCTTTAAAGCAAGCGGGTTCATCCCATAATCCGCTTACGCGCTATGTCGAAGTACTCTTGTTCCTTCTCGATTCCCACGAATGAGAAACCAAGCTTCTTAGCTGCAACGCCTGTTGAACCGCTACCCATGAAAGGATCGAGCACTGTTCCACCTGGAGGTGTTACAAGCGTGATGAGATATTCCATGAGCTTGGTGTTTTTGACTGTGGGGTGGTGGTTCTTTTCAACAATCGTTTTTCGAGGTGTTTGCTGCGCGGTGTTACCTTGTTCGCAATTACTATATCGGTTGACTTCTTTATCCGGCATCCCCTCTAGCCCCGCATTGCGATCCGCCTTGGAAGCTTTCGCCACGTAGAAGAAACGGGAGGCGCCGCCGGAATCACCGTACCCAGGATCTTTTCCATCAACAGGTTGTTTGAACTTCGAATATATGTCTTTTTGTTGAGCCTTTGAGTTTCCGCCTCTACTAATTCCCAAATACCCACTCTGCTCATCGAGCATCTCTGCAGCGGCCTCGTCGAGGATTAAATTACTTGGCCATCTTCCGAGATTCGCGCTTACGCCTAGCGTATTCTGCTTTCCGCTCTTCGTGGTTTGCGTACTTTCCCATGTGGTGTCTGATGTGGTCGGTGTGGAGCATGAGCTTGAGGTTTTCGATCCTGTTATCTGATCGGTTTTCATTCCTGTGGTGGATAACGTATCCTTTAGGAACGGGCGTTCCCCAGACGTATCGATGCTCGAAGATGTGGCAATACTTTCTTTTTGTGTCGTCCCAATATCTGAGTCTGACATACCCAACTTTGTCGACGGATCTAAATGGGTTGTCGATCCTTCTTTTTCTTGAGTCTCCATAACATTTTCGGCCACAGAAAATTGATTCGTGACTCGGTTTTCTTTTGAATCCTTTTCCACACCATTTGCATTCGTATTGCATGTAACCCTTGAGACGTCTATGTTTAGAGCCCCAGTATTCCATCTCAAAACGTTCGCTGCAACAGTCTTCTCGCTGCAAGGTTTACGAATCAATATGTAATGTTCGCTTGATGGAACCAAACTCGTGGCGTTTGGCATGCTCTGAGATTGTGAGTAATTCGAGATTCTCGATTCGGTTATCCGTTTTGTCACCATTGATGTGATGAACGTTTTCACCTTTTCTAAGTCTGCGTCCGAGATGTTTTTCCATGACGAGACAGTGTTCAAGTCGATACTGTCCACCGATTTCGCTAACAGCGACATAGCCGTCATATCTAACCCATTTACCGCCCTTCCAAGTTGGAGAATCTTCTCTTGTTGGTCTGGGTTTAAATTTGAGTCCACAAGTATACGAACAAGTAATGCCTCGGCCTCTTGCAAGCCATGCATTGTAAGTTGTGTATTCGGTATTGCAGATAGGACAATTTCTTCGCATGGGTCTACTATACCCTTTTTTCGTACTAAGATCCAATGCTCGCTTGCAGGCTTTAACGCTGTGCCCCAGCCGGACCATTGTTTGGCTTCTTCGGTTACGAAATCAGGTGCGACATAATCAGGATGATCCGAACGAAGCTCTTTGTTTTGATTCAAGCCGATGTTCTTACCAGCGGCGTTAAACCCTTTCCCTCGATTACCAATAGCTCCAGTTTGTTTGTCTATAGCCAACGCGATGTTTTGAGACTTAGGAAACCCAGTTCCAAATAAATGAGTGACAACGTCTCTCACTTCAAACCCAGCATTCTCTAATGCCGTTGCAGTCCAGTGTGATGTTCTAGGCAATGCCCAAACTAAACCGTGTGCTCCAGGTTTTAAAACACGCATAGCCTCGGTCATGACTTCAGTCATCCAAGCTATCCAAGCGTCTCTACCGCCTTTGTCCTTATCCCAATCCTTACCCATGAAGTTGATACCTGCAGGAGGATCAGTCACAAGAGAATCGAGCGTGTTAGATTTGAGCGTGCGTAATACTGCGAGGCAGTCGCCGTTATGAACTTCCATATTACTCCAATAGTTTGTCCAACTCTTCATCTGAGAGGTCGGCTAATTCACGTGATTGTCCCACTGCTCCCGTGAGCTCTACGCGATCGGTCCACTTGAATCGATTCTTCATATTGAAGATCCACACGGAGCCGTTTAGAGAGCCACCGTCTTTGGAACTGATGATGTTATCGATGGCTAAACGCTCCCAAAACTTTTGCGCTTTTAAGAAAGCTATGTTCTTGGAGTCTAGAAATTGGGGAAATTCTTGCTCCCAAGTGTACAAAGTCTGCTTACAAACCCCTATCTCTCCACCGAAGGTGTCGTAAGAGTTTCCAGCTTCCATATGCTCGATAAGCATCCCACAAAATTCGTCCCTGAATTTCGTAGGACGCCCTACAGTGCCTTTATTTACAGGCACGATTTGGGTCTTTTTGGGCGTCTTTCTCAAACCATCTGAAAACGGTGCTTTGAAAGCGTCTCCGTAATCCGATTTTGATTTCTTCTTAGTCGCCATCCTGGCTCCTTTGAATTTTATTCGTTTCCTCGACCCTCTTGAAGTTCGGTAGTCTCATCACGTAGACGTTGTTCGTCTCGGATAGCTTTACCGATCCACATGTAGGCCTCTTCCAGCTTTGTAAAGACAAGAGCTTTTGCACGGCCATTCTTAAGAGATGTCTCCACAAAATGATCGACCTTTTGAAACAATTCTTTTGCTTCGGATTGTTCTTTAAGTGCTTGTGCGTCGTATTTCACGTAATCAAATCTGCTCATCGCTTGGTTTCCAATCTAATGAAAGTAAATCTGTTTGAGATGCTAGCCATGGGACTAGGTCGCCCTGAACTGTTTTCATGTAAATATAGGGCAATGTCATTTTGGAATGAGCGTCTGGAACCTGAAGTTCCAAATACATTCCTCTACCATTCCAGCCCTCTCGCTCGACACGTTTTTTGTTTTTCAATGCGGCTAATGCCCAACCAAAATCACTCATGTTATTTCCTTCCGAAAGCTGCAGCGATGTTCTGTTGACTAATCATCTTCTGAACATACTCAGCTTGCTTGGTTATAGTTTCTTTAGCCTCGTCGAAAGATCTCTGCTCGCCCTCAAGATGGTTGATCCGATCTTTTATTTTTAAGACTTCTTCGCAGACTGTTGAATTCAAATCTCTTATTTGGCGATCGACCCTATTTTCAAGGTCATGGTTCGAGTCTATTTTTAGTTCGACGATCCACGACCATGCGCAACAAAAAATGATTGAAATAAGGATCGTGGCGACTGGCCAAGCCAAGTGCTCAATCATAGCTCCTCCGATTGCATGAATTGATCGACGAAGGCAATCTTGGTTGCTTCTTCAGCGATAGCCCGAAGATCTGGTTGTTCGACGTCTATGCTCACAACTTCAGCGCCTCTGATAGTGATGATGTACGACACGAAGTTTCCAGTGTCCTTGACCTTGTTCGTTGCCTTGCGGTCGTAGACTCGCGGAAGCCTCATGTAGCCTACAGCCTTTATCTCAGGCCAATTCTTGGGGTCACTCGAAAGGATCTCTTGAAGAGGATGGAGCTCGTCGCCTTCGAATATGATCGAGGGACGAACCAAAGTTGCAGGAAACTTCAATTCTTTTTTTTCTTTGACTTCTTCTACAGCCGCTTCAACTGGAGCCGATTTGGCCTTACTTTTTGCCATTTGATTTTTTTCCTTTAGCCTTCACGACCGTTAACTTTTGAGCCTTCTTAGCCCTCTTTTTACGTGCATCTTCGAGTTTGTCGGCTCCGACCAGACTTGCGGCCTCGCCGTTGTTGACCATGATGACTTTCTTCAGGGCTACGAGTTCCTCGGACTTCTCGTACTCGGGGTGTGCTAAAGCCTTGTCGACTTCTTTCACATAAAGCTCGTGAATGTATTTAGCCGACATGTCCTGCTGTGCTCGTTGCCCGCGTGTGACGGGCATGCCGTCGAGCAGATTGAAAGCAGTGCAGAGCGCTCTCACGATCTGAATCTGGTCTTGTAGGTCTTGGGGGATTGTGGGGGTTTCGACGGGATTAGACGCACTGGTAGGTACTTCTGCAGACATTTGAAAACTCCTTTTAACCGTTTGCATAGGTGTGTTTGGGTAGCGTCCCGTTTGGGATAGCTACCAATGAAGTATTAACCGACCGGTTTGGTCGGCTCTAAATTTTCGATAAGATCATCAAGAAAATCGGGGACCGCGGCTATTTCGACGAGGTCGTGGAGGGGTTCCATGTCAAAACAACGGACCGACATGATGTCTCGGTTCCGCGCGTTTTCCCTGGAATAGAGGTCTTTCCGAAGCCTTTCCGTATTGTGGAGAGATGTCGGGTCGTCCTTTTTGATAACGTTTTTGTGGTACTCGTTATTAAATTTTGACAAGAACGCCAAAGCCTCTAAAGCTTTAGTATCCTGGTACTCAGATCTCACGATCCGATCCAGGAGTATGATGCTAAAGTCCTCGTCGATGAATTCTTTAGCCGATTCTCTATGGCCGCGTTTAAACGCGCCAAGATACTGCTTCGGTACAGCCATCCGTGGCTTCCTCGCTCAGTCTTTTAAATTTTTTCGATATGAATAGCCTAAGGGATAATCACGCCTTAGTAAAGATTTGGTTCAAAACAGCATCGCTTCTATGCTCTTTATCGTGACCTTCGTCTTTAAAATCTGGGAGATCTTTAGGGCGGTAACCAGGGTATTCCATCTTAAAAAACGTTTGGTCGTAGGTCCAAGACTGATAGTAAGTCTGTCCTTTTGCTGCCTATGAT